AACCGTTCGGCTGAGCCTTTGATCTGCACAATAGAATTAGTGTGAATGTGTGTTGTTATTTCTTGTCCATCTGCATGTTTGTAATAACCACATTGTTTGTGGCACCACTCATGTCCGTCGCTGTATAGAGCGTTGGCATCACTGGAACCACACTGTGGACACGGTATGTGTCTTACAAATTCAGAGGAGCCATTTGATTGGGATGTTCGCAAAGGAGCACCAAGGTATGTTTAATTTCTCGCAATATTTTGCGTAAGTAGTCTTTGATTTCTTAGATATTGTGTTGTAAGGAGCCTGGAAGACCATACGTAAATCTAATTCAGGATGCTGTTGTTTGACTGCTTTAATCTTGCGTCTGTCATCAGCATCCCAATAGCCTTTACATTCTAGCACGACGCCATTCGGTAAAAAAAAGTCTGGCGTGTATAAATGTGGGATTGTATAGGGTACTTTTTCAGTTTCATATTCGTACTTGACATCCAGGTTGCAGAGAAGATCAGCGACCTTCTCCTCAAGTCCTGATCGGAATGCCACTAATCGTCAATCCCTTTCTCAACAATCTCTGATACAATGTCGCTAATTGCACTACGCATTTCATATTTGAAATCATTGCGGTCAGCTTTATAACGAACTGCTGTAAGTTCAGGCAGGTTAACAGTTAATGTTCCTTTGTACAGCCCGGTGGCTGCATCTTTTTCAACGATAAAATCAATCATCAGAAGTCGTCCTCAGTGCTGTCAGATGGTGTTACATTAGGCTCACTAGCCTTGAACCCTTCAGTCTTACCAAAGAGTGCTGCAACGTCTTCTGTAGACATATCACCGGTATCTACACCAGCTGCTGTATTGAGAGACACCAGTTGTACACCAACCAATTTAAGGCTTGTTCCATACGTGACTCCATCACGGAGGATATACGGCTTCTGATAGAACGCAAGCTTAACACGACTACCAGCATACATAGGTGTATTGTCATCAGTAATATGCGTCCCTTCAGTATCGACAACAGGTGGACGAGATTCTTCATTCCAAGAGAACTTAACTTTGTATTGTCCTTCAGTAACTTCTTCCCAAGGTTCAGGCTTAAGTGTAGAACGCTTAGGATTCTTCAGTTTAGTTTCAGCCCACTTAAGGGATTCAACACGATCATCTTCCAGTACATCAACCATGGATTGATCAACTAGAGCAGCAAGTGAGTAACCAAACTTACTTGGTTTCAGTACAGCTTGATATCCTTCAAGGACTACAGGCTGTGCGGTTTTGTGGATTGTACGTGGCATTTAACAGAAAAAATAAGTGGAATCAATTACGGAGCTAGGTTCTAGATCTCCAATAATCGGTGGGTTAGACTCTGCTCCTATTTGGTTAGCAAAGTCTTGCAAGTAATCGTGTTCAGCAAAGAGGTGCATATATGTTTCTCGTACAATTGCACTGAGAACAGACATGTCGGTAGCACGACACAATACAGAATCATGAATGAGAGCGATCGGTGCATTGAAAGCCAATGCGCTGAAGTGGAGCAAGGAAGCATCGAGTGAATGTATTAGATTCGGCGCTGTTGCATTTTTGTGGTGTTGTTTGTCAACCTTGTCACTATCTTGTGTAGCAACAGTTAGTTTACAACGACCAAGCAACTGCAATTCTAATTGAATTGTTTCTTTCTTCATGAGCTTTTGAGTGACAACAAAACCTGATGGTGTAGACCATGTTAGTTCTGTTTTACCCAAGTCGATTGCTTTAGCAACCTCCTCTTCAATCCAACTCATGACAGCCATAGGACCAGGTACGACCTCATCCATAGCATTTCTAACAGCCTCAACAGTTTTTGTCAAGTCATCTTTATCAATCTCAATACCCTTTTCTTTTAGTGCGTCCTTGATGTACCCACGATTTGAGAAAGGTTTTGCATTGTAAGGTACGGTCATTACTACTCTTTTGACTACCTTTCTATCCATATAATTGCGGATAGAATTAGGGCAGAAAGGAGTAGCAGTACGAGCGACGACAGCATAAGCATCCTGTGGTTTATCAGACGGTAATACGTTAACAAGACTAGCAGTATTTTTATCTTTAGCAAGACCTGCTAATATCTGTAACCCGCTACAAGTAGCATCTGTAGCTACAGGCAAGCTTGTAAAATGACGATCACACTTAAGCACACAATGATAATACTCATCACATGCTGCAAGAAATTGCCATGGCTCATCAGCTGCTTCCCAGTCGTGAATGTGTAAGATAGGATCACTAGCGACACAAGTTATAAGATGAGTATTATTCTTTACCCAATCTAATCTTTCTTGCATCGTAGCTTTATCTAGACCATAAGTAGTAGCTACTTGAAAGGCTAACCAGTCTTCAGCTTCAGGAGTCATGTAAGCTGATTCAGCAAAAGACAATAAACTTTTTCCAAAGTCTGTGTCTTGTGGTGTTAAGAATGCAGGGATTGGGTAAGCTCTACCTCTGTAATCAAAAGACCAAGGAATAAAGAATTTATCTTTACTCTTAAATCTTTGTACAGCTTCCATTGTCATTCTTGTTCTACATGACTTCTTAAACTCTTGTGCTTGTAGATTGTAAACATCAGCAGCTTGTCTATTATAATTATGACGAGCTTCTTTATTAGTTGCTATGTCTACAGGCTTAGGAGGTAAGTCATGATGAATAATAGGGAGAAACTTACCGACAGCTCGTTCCAATCTATCTAGTTCTTCCGCTACACCCACAATAAAGGGGTTTAGACGGTAAGCAACCTTCTGAATTCGATTCAAGAACTCAATAGGTCTCTCTCCCTGTATACATGTGGGATCTCCTCTTCGTACCATATCATGCCCACGCATCACCTCATTTAGGATGTAACCGCCACATTTTTCATGTGTCCAGTCATTAGGTTCGATGAGCATTGGCCAAGCAAGTGGGCTAAATAACTCAGCATCACGCATTACTGCGTCCTTGATCTCAAGGAATTCTGGAGTTGGGACAACATAGTGGACACGTTTGCGTCCTTCTTGTTGCATGTCTTTTGTGAACCACCCGCTGCTTTGCATGATGCAGTCAAGTAACCAGCCTCCAAGTTTAATGCGATTAGCTCTGCCCCATGCATCCCATTGTTTAACGTCATAGCGATTCATCAAAGTACGGATCACAACTATTTTTTGTTGTGTACCTATTGAACGATGCCAATAGTTTTCTTTTAAAACATGTAACAAGCCTGGTGCATGTGTTTCGTAGTGACGCATCTGGCATTCTTGCTCAACAGCAAGACCAATAGCATCGCACACATTGACTGTTTGATTGCTTTTGTCTTTATATGAAAAGACTTTATCAAACGTTAGCTTAACAGCTAAAGCAGCAGCAGCCAAAGGCTCAACATCAGCAAGATACTTTTGTATTTCTTTGAAAGCTACACCTGTTTTACCACGTTTAATGGCATATTCTACAGTGTCTTCAATACGTGCAACCACAAGAGGCAACAAGGTATCGATAGAAGCAGCTCCGTAAACAGTAGCAGACGCATACGATTTGTTTTCTAAGTCGTAGGTGTTTTTATGTAGACGCTTGAGACCTTGTGAAATAGCATCACGCTCAAGCTGGATCTGTTCGTCAATCTCTGCTGGTGTTGGCAATAGGCTCCTCCTCTGCGTCCTTGTTGTGCGTGTATGTGAAATCGTAGCATTGAGCTAGCTCAGGGTAATCTTCAGCAAACTCTGCAAATTGGTCAATCGTAATCAGGCTCATTGGTGTTTTTTGGTGGGTTAAATTGTAGCGCATCTTCAGTACAAACAATAAATTCTGTGCCTTTTAGCATTAGTTGTCGTACTTTCTTTTCTGCTGATGCTGGTCGTTGATATGTATACTCCTTGATCTTACCGCTTGGCTTTGTCTCTCTGATGATACAAAACACTGAGCTAGGTAGTTGCCAGCCATGGAGCTTCCAATCATTGAACTCTTCGTATGTTGGTGCATAAAGAAACTCATCGGGAACTTCTTTCCACTCTCTCCAGTTGTTTGGAAAGTAAGGCTTTTTACCACTCATCATTGTCTAAATAAACATCTTTTAAGTATTCAGAGCCACCGGACAATTCAGCTGCTGCCCATGTGGCATGTTCTGAATCGGGTGCAAGTAACCATCGCACCTGCCCATCTGTTGTGGTGTAACGCCACGTTTTAACCGTCTGTTTTTTTAGCATTTGATTTACGTGTTCGGGTTGTACGCTGCGTCCTTGTGAATGTGTCACGTTGGGCTAACTCTTCATAAATTGGTGTCCACTTATGTTTAGGATAGTAGTACAAAAAACATAAGATAGCATTTTTTATGAAGAAGTCATCATCTAATGATTTAGATTCCATAATTAAATGATATCGTCTGGTTTGATATACTGTGCCTTGAGAGCTTCTGCACGCTCTTTAAGCTTCTTTAGTTGTCTCTGTACCCATAGAGTCTGGAAGCCTGCTGTAGGTGCTTGTGGACGTGTCTCAGGTGCCATTAGTTACCTCTTTCTTTAGAATGTCAAGTCGTTTGAGAATGAGAAGGTATTCAGCATCAGATGCTCTACCTCGTTTACAAAACAATCTGTAGATGTCATCACGAATAACATCAATGTATTGTTCAGTCATTTCTTACCGTAGTAACGTGAGGTGATACGATTGGAACGTTGATACACTGTTGCCGTGGCAAATAAGCCTAACATGCCGACAACAGCTAGGATGATTGTGGTTTCACTGGGCATCGTAATACTCCTCTTTAAAGTCTTCAAAGCTCATAGCTGGTACATAATCGTCACCACCATCTAGTGGTGTTGGATCATAGTCTGACAAGTAACGCTCATAAGCGTATACTAAATGAAGCTCTAACATTAGTTGTTCTCCTCAACATACTTTTGCAGTGTTGCAATCATTTCTTTTGCAGACGCAATTGTATGCTCTTTAGTTTTTAGTTCTCCAAAGACACTATTTTTACTGCACAACGCATTACGACAAGCCATAAACATAGCGGTAGCATCTACACCATGGATGCAAATAGTGTTGTCTTCATAATCATGTAGATTAATAGAGTCGTCACACTCTGCCCAGAAGACTGAAGCATCCTTCATGTAATATGTATACATGACTGAAGGCTGTGAAAGCATTGGTGCGTCCTTGTAATGTGTGAATGTGTTGGCTGTGAGTTACAAATAGAGGCGACAATAATGCCGCCTATGTGTTAATCAGAAGTTACGATTGAAGAAATAGTATTCACAATCGTGATAGATTGCAAAGTAATCATATTGCATTGATTGATGCCATACCATCTCCCAATCGATTGCAGTCTGTAAGAATACTGGCATCGCATCGATTGCCTCACTGTAGCACTCACATAGTAAGTCCTCACAGAATGTTGACTCGTCACGATAACAACCCGAGAAAGCATCATCTAACGTTTCTTCGTTGTCGATGCCATACCCTTCAAGTTCTTGAATGATGGTGTCAATCTTAGATACGCTGTCGATGTCAAACAACTCGCTTACACGTTGTTGCATGTCAGTGATAGTTTCTTCAATCATTAAAGTTTCTGGAACAACAGTATCAGGTTTAAAACGTTTTGCAATATATTCATCACGTTCTGAACCAGTGAGTAGAATAGTGTTGTCAGACATAATGTTGTGAATGTGTTGTTTGATTAAAGACAAAGAATCAGCCGACGACAGTAGTTAGATTGCCCTTGCAGTATGCATTGACAAACTTACCAAAAGACTGCTCACCCTCACTTAAAAAGACATCAACGATAGCATCGTAAGCAACGTTTTCATAAAGATAAGTCTTTGAATTGTTCTTGAATTGTACCATCACTTGATTAGTAGATGGGCTGAGCAAGATGTTACGAACAGTTGAAGATTCGATGGTGTTAGGCTTGAAAAACATGGTGATTAGTTAGGTGAATGAATAGTTAGTTGGAAGTTAGATCAAGCAGCGTTGAGCTGAAGTTTGAACTCTTGGTTTGTACGCTCGTTAATGCAATTACGATTGAACCACAAACCCAAAGAGATTGAAGGGTTGTAGTCAAGGTTAAGTAATGCACGACGTGACACGTTGGTGTAACGATAGTATGAACCATTCTTCATCATGACGTTACAAGTGCCACGCAATACATCAGTGAAGATGTAGCTGATGAATGAAGATGATTGATAGGTGAACATGTGTATGTGAAATAAAGGTGAATAGTGGTAGACGTGAAGTCTACATCTAACCAAACAAATGGCTAGAGGTAAACATCAAGAGTAAGCGTACATAAACTCAGACAAAGGATTCTCTTCGTCTGTAGCTGTCTCAACTATAAGCTCAGCATGAGTCATAGCGTTAAGATAGTCTAGATGCTCATCTAATGTGAAGTCGTCTTCAGTAGGCTCAACATCATGCATGAGTTGGATATACTCAGCTTGCAAAGCATCGACGAGTTGTTGGTGTGAGTAGTCAGTTGGAAGTGTTTGCATGATTAGTTAATGATTCCAGTGTTGATACATTGTGCTACATAGTTGGCGTCGTTATCACCAATGATGAAGCAAGCAAGGAAGAAAGGGAGGAGTTTGTTTGTCATGTATTAATGATAGCAGATGGAGGAGAGGAAGTCAAGCAGTAGTGGACAGTTCGTTGTCTGGTTCTTCGTTCATCATCTCTTCATACTCTTCCCATTGTTGCTCTTCAATCCAATGAATCATGGCGTCAGTTGGTGGGTTGTTCATACTGTTAGTATGGCAGAGTTTGGAGGAGAAGTCAAGCGATGGTGGACAGTTATCTAAGTGGTTGATAGTACACATGCTCCACGCTCTCGCTTATTTCATGATGTTGAATACCGTTAATCTTTGAGGGTTTGTTACGCTTACCCTTTGGCACTTTGTTACACCATAGCAGCTCACGCATAGGCTTAGCTCCAAGTGTGAATGTGACTTCTTTTAGTTTCATATCAAACCCTCGCGAAGGTGTAACCATTCTCAAACTGATGGATTAACTTATCATCAGTAATAAACCATTCAAAAGCAAATTGATACACACTACATGTATACCCATCACACAATCCTTTTAAGATAGCATTCAACCGTGACTTGGTTGTATTACTTTGCCAACCTCCATCATATACTTCAACCTCTTCATCACTAATGCTTGCAATGTGATTACAATGCAGATGTACTGAAGTGATGCCTATCGTGCTGTCATAATATACAGCAGTATTATCTTTCTTCCAGTCTTTACGCTGTTTGATAGCGTCAATCATCTGTCGTTCAATGAGTCGCATGTGCTCTCTCCGTTGGTGATGTACATAGTATGGCACAGCTCACAGCATATGTCAACATGACGTAGACAGTACGTTGACTGTCATTACAGATGTTTTGAGAATCATTATCATTATCAATATTTAATTACGATACGTATTCGTACCGCAACAATTAATTTGCTCGCGCTACGCGCTCGCTCCGCGTGATGATCATGATGATGATGGGCAAAGGAAGCGAGCGAAGCGAGCGGCATTAATCAGGAATGCTGATACCCTATGGGGGTTTTTATCAGCGTTGCTTATATTAGATAGGCTTCAGAAATTTTTATCATTTTTCTACGAGGTAATCGCTCGCACTTCGTGCTCGCTCGGCCACATTGCCTCTGCAACAAGAGGGAAATGAGTACGTATTAACCCGTGAACGCCAGTTGCAACCAATTGGTGTTCAAGTTGAGTCCCGTTAGCGCATCTTAGCGCAGTATAATGCAACCAAGAGCGTAGAGTACCGTTCATATAGAGTTTAGTAGGTGTAGAGAGTGGAAGAACATCTCTTGCACATTCTTTAGCGACACCAGCGGCCAACATTTCTTTATAAAGGGCTAAAGATTGATCAAACAGGTCTTGAGTACGAATTTGGAACTCTTGTTGAGTAAATTCATTAAGATCATCAATACTATTTTGTCTATTTGTTGTATCTTGGCGTCTAAAGTTAGGGAGAGCTGGTGTTTTAACGACTTGAGCGTACCTTTGACTAAATTCTTGAAAACTAAAAGATCTATGTCTTAAGATTTGACTAGCAACACTTCTGGTAGTGTCAATCTGTACACACATATTAACCATTTCAAAGGGTGACCAATGATTATGTTTAATAAGATATTTAATTAATTTAATACAATCAGGATTATCTTGATTATCTGGGTTAGATACTCTAGCCATATAAGCTATCAATTGTTCAGCATCAGGAGTGACATGAACTAACTCTACATTATGCATACAGTAGTATAAGTTGTGGTGGGATTAAAGTTTTGTGATGGAATGTTTAATAAGTTCTCACGGGATTCATCTTATTAAAGGATGTATTTTTAAAGAATGAAGAAGAGGGAGATATTTTGTCTTTTGTGTCCTCACGCTTCATTAAGAAAAGAGGAGGAATGAGAGCTTGTCTCGAATTCCTCCCTTTCGGAGAGTCGGGTCCACCCTTCCCTTCCCCCCTATACATGTGGGATCTGGTCAAACCCAGGTAGGGACTGAGTTTTTAGAGTTACCTTTGGCTTGTTGTCGCTGGTCTAAATTCATACCAAAAACCATATGATTAGCAGAAGCTTGTGGATCATCAATCATTTCTTCAATCATTGAATTCCACTCATCACGTTTACGATTTTTAATAGCTTCTAGAGCAGAGATACCGAGGGCATCTGTATAATATTGTACACCTTGAGCTAACGCATCTATTCTATCATCATGACGGATTGCACCTTTTTCACGACACATCCTTGACATTTGATAGAATAACATATAAAGAAGACGTTCTTCGGGTGCAGCTTGTGGATTAGATTTAAAGTCCCATTCTATAACAGACCGGTCGATAACGAGTCGGTGTTGATTAAGGACGGGTTCAAGGGAATCGATGATTCGATCTTCTTTTCTAACATTTGCTCGGACTTCTTCAATATCAATTGCTTGCTTTGTTTGTTGAAGATGTTTGCGGAACAACTCGCTAACAATGCCGTCACCAAAATTAGTTTCAATGAGGAGCTTAGAAACGCCATACTTTTTACAACCTTTTAGAATATCGAGTAATGTATTGTCGCTGTATCCGTCCCTGTAAGCACGCATGTCGTGCAAGTACAGAAAACCATTGCGTTGTGAGAGATAAGCTGCTGCCGTTTCATCCGATCCACGACCCGACGGGTCAACACTGCAGATTGTTTCTTGGTAAGGGTCCCATGTTCCCTGTAACTGCATTGGAGAGTAGAAATAATCTCCAGGGAGTCCAACAATGGGGAGGTCTTTGATAACGTTTTGTGGATCGGAACACCAAACGATGGATTCGGGAGCAGTAGAGGGGTTAACGCTAGTGACGATAAGGTCAGAGCATTTAAGAGGAAATTTTTCAGCATCAGATAAGCTTGTGTCTAACATGAACTGCAACATAAAGTTGCTGCGACCCATTGACGCTTCACGTTCAATCAGGTCTTCATTATCAAATCTATCATCAGTTACTTCCCATTTCTCTGCACCACCATCTATATCTTCTACCAGTTGAGGCGCTAGAAGGCCTTCGTATTGTGAAACCTTCCTAGGATACCTAGCAGGCCAAACAAAGGGCTTGTAACTCCTCTCAGCTAGCTTACGATAGACAGTAAATGTTGTCTGAGGTGTACCCAGAAACATAATACGTGAATCTGGTTTAGGAGTAAGGATAGATTCAGCTTCAGTACATAATTGTAGAAGCTTCTCCCTCATAAATTCTGTCATTGAGTTACCAGGAACTTCAATGTCGTCAAGGATCATTAAATCAGCGCGACTACCGGTAAGCTGACCAGTAATACCGACTGATTTAACAGAAGGAGCTTGGTGAGGGGAACAAGCCACATCAAATGAGATACGACTCCAACGGGAGTCATCAGATTTTGGGCGCAAATGTACCAACCAGGGTGTTTCAATGATTAATTTCTGTAGGAAGATTGACATGTTATCTGCTCGTTCTTTAGAAGCAGATATAATCATTATTTTCTTTTCGGGGTTATTAAATAAAGTCCAAAGAACAAAAGCACCAGTAATCCAGCTCTTACCAACTCCCCGAAATGCTTGGATTTGTAAACGCTTTGGACCATGTTGAAGGTAATCAGCAATTGCATATTGAGCACGTGTAGGGTTTGGTAGTTCTAATTCACTCCATAATGCTTGTAGGAATAGCTTAAAATCGTCTTTAAGGAGGTCTAAAGTGTTCATAGGTAGAATCTAGCGTGTAGGGGGTTAGGAGGGCTTGTAGAGGCTTTTACTTATACAGTTTAGGATTATCCATTTCAAATAATTTTTGATAAGCTTTAGCATCTTCTTTAACGGATAATTGATTATCAATAAAATCCTTATACATTTCCATCAATTCATCAGCACTTTTAGCTTTTCTAACCATCTTTTTAATTTGTTCAGGTTTTAATTCTTGCCCTGTATCTCTTAAATAAGTATGGAATTCATTGTGTGGAACTTCGTGCATATTAAGTATGTTTGATGTAACATCACCTGATGAAGCCTGTCTCATTTTAGCATATTCTCCCATTGCTACTAAATCATCTAAATCAGCCATACCACGTTCAATCATATAATCCATTTGATCGTAAAATCCAGATGTTTGTGCTTTACTAATTAAATGATGCTGTTCTTTATTTATAAGACTTTTAAATTGCTGCTTACGATATGCAATAGGATCGTCTTGAATTATTTGAGGCATATTTGACATTTGACTATAAAAATCAGCTCTTGCTTTTTTCTGATTTTTTTTAGCTACTTTTAATTCTTTTGGTGTTAAAGCACTAAGCTCTTTATCAATCCATGATGTTAATCTGTTGGCTTGCTTTTCTACTTTTGTTGATCTGTCTACTATTTGTTTAGCAATAGCAGGATCTTTAGCAATGCCTTCTCTTACTCCCGGTGCTAAAAATTCTGGATCTGTAATAGTAAGATCCATCACTTGTGGAGATAAATTAATGCTACCTCTTGATGCATTTAACTGCATTTGAGGTGTAGCACCAGCCGTAGCTAAAGCCGCAGGTGGTGGTGGCATTAAATCGTCACCAATAGTTTTTAAACCTTCAGCAGTTTCTTTAACAGCTGTTTTTACAGAATTCTTTGTTGCTGCCCTTGTTGCTCTAGTAATAGCACTAGGTGCTGGAGCTGCTAAGCCTGGTGCTAATGCTCCACCAACAAATTCACCTACACCTCTAGGTAGTCCGAAAGTTTCTGCAGTATTACCGCCAAGAATTATAGCACCTTGTTCTGCACGTCCAACAAGTGAATTTTCATAACCAATCTGTGCTATGTCTACTGCTGTTAAAGAAGCTGAATCTAAAGTATTAACAATAGGTTCAGGTACAACATCTTCAATAAAACCTCTAACTTGTTTCCTACCATATTCTATTTCATTACCTATCATACTACCAACACGAACAACACCATTAACAAATTCTAATGGGTTATTAGCGTATCGGCGTAGGTTTTGTAAAAATTGAGGCATAATTAATTAATATACTCCATAATTAGTTTTTCACGGAGTCTATTAACTCCAAATTTGTCTCTCATCCAAGAGAGAACTGGTGTACTTCCTTTATCCTGATTACATCTGGTACAGGCGCATACAACATTCGTTGCGACATCCTCTCCGCCACGTGCGCGAGGATGAACATGATCGATAGATAACTGACTAAGGTCATAAGTTTTTCCGCAATAGATACAAGTATGGTCAAAGTGTTCCTTAATAGAGCGTCTCCACAGACGCTTAGCTTCTGGTGAGGTCATGGCTATTAAGTTGTAGAGGTAATCGTTAGGGGTAGGAAGTAATGGGGTCATGCGCGTCCTTTACGTGCTCTGTTTTTTGATGCTGCTTCGAGGAATGTCTTTCCATTTTTCTTGTGGGATACATCCTTGCCATCGCCGTTACCGTAGGTTCCACGTTTACGGTTTTCTTTATTTAATGCAGATCGTTTACCAATCTGTAGTTTAGAGCCATCATATTTCTTTTGGTAAGATTTATAATTACCATTAGCATATTTGGCTCCGCTATGACTAGACTTTCGAGCCATAAAGTCTCCGTTGTACAAGTTCAGGGTCAACAGTTGGCATGATACTAACCAGTTTATCTAGGGGGCTACCTTCAAAGGCGACACCACTGATATCATTCTTTGATAACCAATCACAAGCTGCTTTTAGATCTTGTGTGGAAGCCTCACCCGATTTAATACGGGCAAGGAATTCCTTTGTGACAAGATTATGCAACTCGTTAAACTGGTCCTCTGTTGCTTTCTTGTTTGTCATTTTGCTTTAGGTTTAGCCTTTAGTTTAGGTTTAGTTGGTGCTTTAATCTCGTAACGAACTTCATTAGGTTCATGGATGAGATGTGATTCGTCACGTTCAGCTTCAGCTAATGTTTCGTATTCACCAAGTACCTTGCTAGTGTATAGGTCGATAAGTTTGTAAGTCATGCGTTAACAGAGTTTGTTTTTCCTTTGACAAGTTTTGGTGCCAGGCCAAGTCCAGGGTAATTTTTTATAATAGCTTTTGGTGCTTTTACAGGGTTTTTAATGCTAGGAGCATCTTTAGGAAAAGGTTCTTTATTCATGCTTCGTTAACAGAGTTTGTTTTTCTTTTAGCTTTTTTAGGTTGAAGTTGATAACGATAAGGTTGAGGTACATCCTGACCGTCTGGAGTATATTTTTTACTCTTTTTCAACTCATCCATGTGTGTTTGATTGACTTTTCTAGACATAATTAATTCCTTAATACGATTTGATCTAGTTTGTTTTCGATACGTACCATATGGTCTTCCATACGTTGGACCATTACTGATAGGTCAGCTTTAGATACGTAGTCTTGAGCTACATTTAATTCAATAGCGTCAATACGTCTGTCAAGACCACTAATGCGGTCATGCACGTTATTTATTCTGTTGTGTAATCTGTTATTTAAAGCTGCCCCACCACCAATTAAAGCGATTAGAGCAGTCACAGCTGCTTCCATTATTTAAGAGAGACAATAGGTACAATGTCATGACAAAGCACTTCTACGCGACTGCCAGGACGAAAGGTAAAACCAGCTTTCATGATTTCTGTACATTTAAGAGCACGTACTAGCTCATAATCCAACCGCATCTTTTGTTCGTGTCTACGAGCTATCTGTTTGCATGTTTCAACCATGCCACCGTCTAACGGTACAGAAAAGCCAAGCTGTACACCAAAGTTTTGGGTACGTTGATACGCATCTGTGTGTACATCACCACCCATATAAAATGGTTGGAATGTCATTGTTGTTCCGTTGCAAGAGTTACCGTTGACAAAGTTTTGTCTAGATGGTGCTCCGTTGTTCTGGAACTGCACAGCTTGATTGGTGACGTTACCCGTAGCAGCCGCTACAGGTGACGAAGTATTAGATACCTTTGGGTCATCTCCTGCATAAGCTGGGCTTACTGCGAGAAGACTGATAAGGAAGTAGTAATAGACGTTTGTTCGATGGTTTCGGTGATGTCGATTGTCTCGATCACTCCTGCCGCTCTGTCTACGATCTCCAGTTGAAATGGATCTCCAGCAGTGGTTACTGAAAATGTTGTCGAAGAATCTTCGATTGAACCACTGGGTGTAACGTTGGTTCCAGACCATGCTTTATAAGCTCCACCGTACACTTCTGTTGCAATAGTACGGTCAATATCAATAGTTGTAGTTGTGGTAGATTGCATACTACCTTGCGTAAAATTAGGTGTAACTGACTGAGCTGACACTGGTGCAGCAAGCAGTAACAGTAAAGCTAACTTTTTCATTTGTTCTTTTCCCTTGAGATTGAAAATGTTGCTAATGTTCCACTCAAAATAGATGCCACATAAGTAGGATCCATCTTCTCCATCCATCCAGCATAACTAGCAGTTAAGAGTCCGGCGGACCAGACGAGGACGACAAATTTGATGATTCCTCCTTTTTTTTCATCTTGTTCCATGCTTGTTTAATTATAGGTTTAAATAAACTAACTAAATGTTTAAATAAAGAAGTAGCAAGCAAAGTAGCTGCAACTGATACAAATGCTGTAGTAGCTGCAGTAACTAAAATTTCACCACTAGGTACAGGCACTTCAATATCAGTTCCAGGTACTTCAAATGTTTGTACTTCTGGCGGCTTTATTGGTGGTGTAATAGGTGGTTTTGGTTTTGAATTAACCTGAGACTCAGTTGTCTTTATCGGACTAACTCCAGGTGGGGGTCTAAGGTCGCTAGGAGGTACCACTAAGGGCTTGTAAGAGGGTATATCTGCCCGTGGCACCTCTAGTATTGGTGCAGGTAATTGAAGCGGTTCAGGGAGCGTTATAGAGGGGAAAAGTGGTGGCTCCCCTAAGTTCATTTTTTAACCGGAAATAAACCGTTACGGATAAAGTCAACTGCTTTGTCATCAATATCATTATCAGTTGACTCAACTAGCTTGGTGAGCATATCAATAATGAGTAGTTTGACTTTTTCAGACTGTAGGAATGAAAACAGGATTGGACGGATAAGTGTAATCATGGTGTAAGTTGGTTTACTAGGTTTGTAATTTCTTCGGTTGTATTAGTACCCTCAGCTTCGACATAAGCTAGAGTTTCCTCAAGTGTCATTGCCTTTAAAATAGCAGAGTCATCTTGTGGGTTTTCGTCTACCAGTTGATGCTTAAGAATAAAAAATGGATCAGACATATTATAATGTAATAGTAGATGCTGTTCTTAATGTTGCCATATATGACGCCCCAATATCAGTTCCTTCAAAATAAATGTACTCACTCGTATCGGTATCATCATGATGCTGATCTGGACCAGTGCCTGAACTTCCAGTATTTTCAGTTTGGGTCTGCCATACATTAGTATTAGTTGTCGGATAGACAGTAGTAGATTTGGCTTGAGCATCTGCTAAAGTAGTAGAATTAGTTGAAGCAGTTTTCCAATCAGTACCAAAATTGTTTAAAGTTACAGTGCCAGATTGAGTTGTAATCGAAAATTCGCAAAAAGCCGCATCAGTTCTAAAATTATTTGAAGTAGCATTGGAAAGTTTCTGACCAATAATTACAATATTACCTGTCTCCCCATCTTTGTTGTGCAAGGTAGTACCGGTATCATGGAGAGTCCAAGGTGTGTCATGTGCTGCATGTTGCTGTCCACTTTTTAGAAACAACGATGTGTAAGTACCACCTGATTCCCAATAGATCCGCATAATACCCATAGCACTACCCTTCATGTGGTATCTGAATGACAGTTGTGCTTGATTAAATGCACTAGGCGGTGTTACAACAACACTACCTGTAGTTTTAGAAGTAATAGAAGCCCTTGTTGATGATAATCTCATCAGACAAGCTCCGTTACTTCCAACACTCCATCTGTAGATGCATCACGGATGTAACAAATATAGCCACCACTAGGAACTGCAAAATCAAGACGTTCTCCATTAGCAATAAAGTGAGAAGTGGAAGCGTCTGCAGTACCAGTTGCTTGTTGAATAAGAAAACGTACATCAGCACCAACTGCTCGCATACTGATTCGTGTAATTCCTGAAGTAAGCTGCGTCGATGCAGATGTATCGCCTGCAGTAAGTTGACGCGCTACACCGGGCAAGCCCAAAGGCTCGACTTGATTTGAAAAATAATTCATAAAAGTTATTCAGGATTAATTGCTTCAGGAACCCAATCTGCAGGAATCGTATGCTCTTCTTTTAAAGAAGTAACTTCTTCATCAGTTAAAGCGGTAATTACAACAGTAGGGTTTTCAACTTGAGTCAAGTCTCCATCAGGACGTAAAGCGAAAATTGAATTAGAGATTGATTGGACATTTTCTGGTTGTGAAATACCAAAGCCCCAATCAGCTTTGGTGCCAGTAAGAGTAAATTTATAAAACATAATTAAGCACCAGTAAGTAAGAAAGGATTAAAGTTGACGCCAGTAATGCCTCGGTTAGCATACCAACCGTCATAGCCTCCACCGTAAACAGTTCCAGATTTGCCAACGCAGTACCAATTTTCAGAAGCCTTGTCAATTTCACCAAATCCACAGCTAACCATTGGTTCCGGTTGGTTATAAATTTGATACCAACCTTGGGTATATTGATTAGTACCTTCAAAATCATTTTGACTGTCAAAATTCCAATAGGCAATTGGATTATGCGTATGCCACCTACCGGACAGCCATAACTGACCTAAAGAATCAAGCATAAATGCAAAACCTTCACCAGTAAGTGTGGTATTACCACCCGAATAAACGATGCAAGGGTCACCAACTTTAAGTAAAGTACCTACGTCTGCTCTGATTTTATTATCAGTAGTAGAACCGGGCCAATTAGTACGATAAACGCACTCATTCATAAACCAAGTACCTTGAGCCGAAGCAGAGACTCCTGCGGTCGTTGTCGCGGCACTTCCCTGTTGATTGGATTGGTTACTACCTGTGGCATACATCCGGACGAGACCACTATCTCCACCATCAGTAATTAACCACAGACAGTTATAGCGATACTGGCTGCACCACATAGAAACAACTTTTTGATTATCACTATTGCAACCAGTGGCTGAATCGGTAAGAAGAATTGGAGTTGTTACATTAGTTTGGTCAGACCTATAGACACCCAAATAAACACCGTACACTTCAGCATCACCACAAGCATAAACCTTACCTTCAGATGTCAAGAAGTAAGTATGTGAATAAGTATTGGAACCTTGATTATTACTACAAATATGAGTAATAACTTTGTTTTCGATAGGTGAGCCAGTGACGGCTGTAACTTCTTGCGGAGTAGTTTGATTGGTTGTATTACCTAAACCAAGTTGACCAACAGCATTGTTACCCCAAGCAAAACATTTACCAGTTTCAGTAATGGCAAAAACCGAAGCGTTGTCACCATTATAAGCATGAATGAAAATTACTTGCTCGTTATTAAACTGTGCCGGATCAATACGCTTGAAGTAGAAGTTATCAGTAGTGGTGCCATTACCAAGCTGGCCACTACCGTTATCACCCATGGCAAAAACTTGACCATCGGTAGACAAACCATAAAGAGAATAGTTAACTCCACTATACGCAACATTACTAAGTACAGTTTGCTTAAATTTTGGCCTTGCAGTACCTTCTAATATAGTCGTGGATTCATCATAAGGTTGGATATAGGTAAGAGCATAGACATTAGCATTGGTACCGCCCTCGCCATTGGACCCAAAACCTCCATAACCACCTTTCATAATCATACCGTTCTCAGTAAGAACGACCTGATGCTGCAAACTCCTCCATAAATGTATAATTTTTGGCTTACAATTAGTAGTGTAATCAAGACTATTGCCGTTTAAATCAGTAAGGAATTTGGCATCAGCTGCAGTACCAGCTAGTGCTGTTTGGAAGAAAACAGGAGTCCTCATGTATGAAGGCTGGAGTCGAAATGAGGTAGAATTTATATTCCAGCCTACACTTTGCGACCCATAAGTGTAACCTTGAGTAACATTATTATAAAAATTACCCCAAGAATATGTGATTCCATCTGTGCCTAATACAGTTGTTGTACGGTAAGCGGTAAGACCAGGATTACTACTGAAGAGAGCACCACGACCAAACTCTTTATTTTGTTGGATAGGCAGCAAGGATTCAGTAAGAGTATTACGGAAATCATTAGCGATACGATATCCATGCCCATTACGTAGTTCAGCACCACTCCAACTAGGCACTAATGCCATATCAACAACATTAATTGTCAGTTCATCAGTACCTGATGCTTCATTACGAACTAAAACCGAATTAGGAGTTAGTGAAGTTGGTGAAAACAAAAAGGATCCACCGTTAGTTACAAAGTCAGGAGTAACGCCAGAAGTTACACGACCATTGGAACCCGCTGTACTGTAATTAGCAGCAGCTGGATCTTTGATTGAGTACGTCAAACCATTAGCAGGGAAGACAATTACATAACTACGACCACGAGACAGAGTAATTGAACCATTGGCAGCATTAGTACCAAACGTCGAAGATGTGTTATCAGCGTCTGTAGCAATAGCAGTAGCAGGTGTAGCTGTACCTACAGAGTAATTAATGGTACGAGCAATACTGTTGTTAGGTTCTTCAATTACTTGGATAGTACTATTAAGTGTTCCAATTGGAAGCCTTTGAGTATTGTTAGTATTATCTCTATAAACAATATCTCCAACTGATGTGAGTACACTAGAAGCAGGTGCAGGTGTCAAAAGACCCCAATAAGAAGAACCTGATGCTGGAGTTTGACCAGTAAAAGCATTGGATTGGGTAGAGATCCAAGACGCACTATTAAAGGTAACGATCTCATTATGGAGATACGAAGCCGTATTGTTATAAGCACCACGGAAATTAAGACCGCGTGCCATGAGTTCAAAACTAGCAGAAGCGCCAGGCTCACTAGTATTAGTAGCGGGTACATCTGTCACTACGACATATGTAGTACCGTCATAGTGAACAACATCGTCCACTTCATATGCTGTAGAAGTTGTCCAAAGACCCTTCCATTGAAACTTGAGTTTACCCAGATCGATTTGTGCCATAATTATGCAGTAAGAATAAGATGTCCGTTAGAATTAAATTCAATTTTTGGTTGCCCAACATTGGGACCAGACGTATGAAGTAAGTCGTTTGCTCCAATGTACCACTGATTACCATCTTTGTATTGGTAATCTTTTACTTCGTAAGTTGTGGTATCCGTAGGGCTGCTGTAGTACAACTCAAGATTAGATGTTGCATTACGCTTGTAACCATAGAAAATTGTTTTACCAGCAAAAGTGGCAGAAATAGTAGCGCTGGCTGCAGCATTGGTAGCGCTTGTACTTGCTGCGGAAACAGAAGCCGCCGCTGCATTTTGAGAGGCCAACGAAGCCGCTGCTGAAGTCGCTGCAGCTGCAGCACTGTTTGACAAACTTGTAGCACTTGTTGATGCTTGACTAGCACTAGCTGCCGCTGCTGTAGCACTATTAGTTGCACTTGCCGTAGCAGTAGCTACTGCTGCAGCTATCTGTGCTTGGTTTGAAACAAGTAGACCATCTACATACTCCTTTGTACTTGCGTCGTTAGTTGCTGTAGGCGTTGCTAAGTTTACAATTTTCTGGTTGCCCATATCGAGCTGACCAGTCATTGTACCACCTAAGGTACTTAATGCGTTGTTATCGGTTTCTTGTGAAACATATAACGCTTGGTCAAAGTTGGCATTTAGATCTTCTGCTTTAATAGCTGAACCAGCAAAGAATGTTGCGACGGTAGCATCGTTTGCAGTGTCTCGAAAGATAACAATGTTGTCACCATTTGCAGGTGCTGTAGTAAAGGCAACTGTGGTTGCGTTTGCAAATGTAAATGCTGTTGTAGCAGCGCCATTTAGAGAGGCTTTAACGTCCTCTTGGCTAATATATTCAAATGTAAATGAATAGTTCGTGGTCGAACCATTCCCTGTATATGTATTTTGTGTAGTTGCCATTAGTAATTAGTTACGAATGTTTAGAATTGAATCATCAAAAGTCTCACCTGCTATATTAGCTTCTTCTGTTAGTTGCTTTTGAATTTGACGCAACTCAAGTGCAGCATACATATCTGCATCCATATCTGCATAAGCAAACTCTTCTGCAGCACGTCTAGCTTCAGACAACCTAGCATGTAAATCATGCCATTTCTTCAAAGATACTTCATCTGCTTTATAACCTTGGTTACGTAGCTCACGTAGCTCTTCAATACTCTTCCAGTCACCTGCATCACGCATGATTTCTTGGATAGCTTCTTTAAAGAATCCACGATCACCCATTAAACGAAATAGTTCAGAACGTTCAGGAGCAAGTAGCTTAACACCATCCTTAGATCTAAAGCTAGTGTTTACATCAAACTCCATCTCTTGTAAGAATTTTTCTTCAGGTGTTTGTTCTGGATGAATTTTAATAGGACTATAAGCATTCCATACACGTTGCAAGAAACTATAACCATTAGGCTTCTCGCCAGTTACTGGGCTATAAACATAAGGTTGTCTATTGGAAGGGTCTAGTTCACCGATAAACCTATTACGGTTTTCAAGTTGTGACATAAAATCATTCTCAACTTCTACCAATCCTTGACTTAAAATACGACTCCATTCACCACGTTGTGAAGCAAGAGGACCAAGACTATTAACAAAGCCAGCAGACCAACGTGCCATTGCACCTTCGTTTTGACTAAGCATATCTAACAAAGGTTTGATAGTAGATAAACCTGTACGATCAGTAACAGCAGCACCAAAGACAAAACCTAGTTTAGAAAGAAAATGTTCTACTTTAGCTTCACCAAGCATATCAAAGTTATCAGCAACATTAGCTGTAAGTGCTAACCAATCAGCAATTGGACCTAAAGCTTCGTATGAATAAAACTTACCATCAAGACCTTTAATACTACGTTTCTGCCAATTAGAGTTTTTAACACGAGACATTTGAGTCTCTTTATCGTAAAGACCATCACCAGTAATACGATCGTTCACAATAAGACCAACAGCACCTGTCACTGCTAATGCACCAATAGCTTTACGACCACGTGTCATGTACTTAAGATCAGCGATTTTATTTTGCTTGGCAATAGTATCCATACTTTTAATATCGATATTGCGTGCTTTAAGTAATTGATCAATACGTTCTTCGTTACCAAGTAGGTCGTCTAATTTGGTATAAGCTAGTTCATTTACATCACGTTGAAATGGAGTCCAAGGACCGTATTTACCCATCATATCAATCATGTTCATACCAGTTGTGGGGAACATAAGGAATGGACGCAAACCAGGTAGTGTTTTGATAAGATCACCAACACCTTCTGCTAATGGTGTGTCTAGGTTAAGAGCCATTTCACTGTTAGCATATTTAACAGCTTCATCTTTTAACAAACCATTATCACCAAACATTTGCTTATAATATTTATCAGCAATAGGTTTGACATTTTCTTTAGTTATTGGTTTACCAGATGCTACAAGTTCATCCATAGCACGGAATCTAGATTCAGCAGCTGCATTAAATACACCAGTAAAGCCATCCAATGCTGTCATAGCATTAGGACCAAATCTTAGTACAGGATCTTTACCAAGATCGTTTAGCATTTCAATTTGATTTACAATGTACTGTAAACCGTCATTACCATCAGCAGCCTGTGCACGTGCTGCTTGTTTAAGAAAATCTAACTCACGTTCTGATTGTAGTAACAAATCAGTACGAGTAACAGAACGAATTGAATCTGGTTCACGAGAAGCTTTTAAGAAAACATCACCAGCATAAGGTAATGCTTTTTTCATAGTTTCTCCAACAGAACTATAAGCAATCCAACCACGTTGCATAGCCTTCAAACCTTTACCAGATAATGCTGCACCAGCAAAATAAGAAATAGGTTGACTAATAATACCACCAAAGTTACCAGCAAGTGCTTGGATAGGTGTTTTAAATGCAGATAGAATGTTGTTATAAACATTAGACCATACACCAGCAATTAGTTTATTCTCTATTTCAGGGTTAAGGTTAATAATAGCCTTACCTAGATCAGTAGTCATCCCAGCGATGTAGCTATTCATCTTAGTGATAGTATCAATACTACCATCAGTAAGTTCATAAGCCATCAAGAATTGTTCCATTAGCCGTGGTTGATTAGCTGCAATCTGTCGCATTGTATCACCAAACCTTTGAGAATCTTCAAAGATACGCTTAGCAGTTTCACCAGCTCCAAGTGCAGTAGCTTCGTTATATCCTTCGATGTTCTTAAATCCATTCCGTACTTGTTGGATAAGATTCATCTTACGGTTTTTGTAGTACTTAGCAGAAGCAGATAATTGAGTGACATATTGCATCATATCAATAATCTTTTCTTGTGCTACTTCTACAGCTGCTGTACCGTCCATCAACCGTGCACCTTCAGAAAGGTCTGAGATGCGTCCAGAAAGGCTTCCAGCAAGGATAGATTGTGCCCTTGCTACATCCATACTGGTAAGGTCACTTCCGAAGCCTCTGAGGGCTTTAGCAGCCATAGCAAAACCACCTTCTGCAAGAATCTCTTTACCGTCATCAGTACGAGTAATAAAGGGTTCTAATACTTTTCTTACATCAGCCTTACTCATACGTGGATCAAATAATTGAATCGCAAGGTTTTCACCTTCATCAATTACCTCATCAAAGGTAACCTTCCAGCCGTTACCTTCCATACCAATACGACCAGCTTGATGTAGTTGATCAGCAAGACCAAGCACAACATCCTGTGCATTATCGCCATTGGTTAGGCTATACTTTAATGCTGGTTCAGAGATTACATTACCAAGTCTACCGTAAACAGTATCTAGGTTTTTAGCAACACGGACTGCATCTACACTAGCACCAACAACACCAAAGTCATCAACAGTACGAATACCAACTTCAGTGTAATCATACATATCATGTACACCTTTGATTGGTTGATCCATAGAAGGATTCATAGAATATCCATACATCCCCACTTCATCAAGAGCTTCCTCTTGTTTAATGGCAGAACGTGTTACAGCATCTTCTGGAGTTTCACGGAGTAAGTTATTATCAGTATAAGTTTTAATAATTTTTTGTTGCTGCTCTTCTGAAAGCTCTGAAAAGGGTGTGCGGGTACGTATTGTTTCTGCTCTAAATTTTTCATCTAAAGTTTCACCTTGATCCCAAATACGTTTAGCTTTAGAATAGTCAGAATTTTCAGGTTGTGCTGAATTAAGCCATTGTCTTGCTTGAGGTGTTTCACCAACAAGTGTATCAGATTTACGTAAAGCACCGCTAGTACCAACAAGAGCATTAACAAATCTAACACTACCAACTGCTAAGTCAGTAACAAAACCAAGCCCAATATCTTCACGGATGTTCTTCTGACGTTTCATGTCAGGAGTATCACTACCCAAAGTAGCCATGCTATCAGGAATAAAATCAAACGTTTTAGGGAACGCTTTCTTTAAAGTACCTGTAGCATTGTCTTCTTCGTATTCACTGCTGACAGCACCTACAGTAAGGCCAGCCAAAGCTTCTACACCACGTTCACCCATAAACTGGACAAACTTATTCTGACCAATTGACCAGCCCACACGTGTGTTAGCAGCAGTACCAGCAGATTTACCACCGGCACCTAATAGAAGAGTAGGTGTAACAACAGAAGATATTTGTCTTATTGCTTGTGCTGTTTCGTTTTCAAATTTAGTAAGTTTAGGTATATTAACACCAGGAAGTACATTAAGAATGTCTACACCAAAGTCAAGTAAACTTGTAGGTACAGCTGCAGCAAGTTCAGCAGAATATCTTGGGTCGTCAACAAAACCAGGTAGTTCAGCATCAGTACCTGTAGCCATTTGCCTGCGGTTCCATTCACCACGACTCATTCCTTGGGCTTCGTAAAAAGAAAAGTCTTTTGTTTTATCGAATGGTTCTGGAGGTGCCGTAGCTGCCTCGGGTTGTGGAGCGGGTTCAGGCTGTTCTCCCGTAGGAGTAGAGGTTTCATCTAGTTGAGTATCTTCAAGCTCTGCAGCCTCTTGGGCAAGCTGCAAATCAGCATTGAATTCTGGTGTCAAACCAGTCTCATCTGGATCCTCCCTAAACATCTCGTTAGGATCGTATTCCATAGTTTAATTAAATAGTGACTTTAATGTCGCAATATCTTGTGGTGTAATAGGACGCATTAAACCACCTAAATGTAAATGTGTTTCATGGTTTGGATCACCATCACCAGGGCCAATAATTTCTTCAAATAGACCCATGCTTCTAATAGCATCTTTAAGTTGTTTGGTTTTTTCAATGGAAGCATTGTATTCACCAGTTTGGTGTGTAACATCAAAAGCTTCCCCATAACCATGATAACTATTACCAGCGTGTACAGGAGCAGTACCGCCGAAAGCAGGGTGTTCTGCTACTTTAAAACCAAGACCAACCAAAGCTTCACCAGTTTTAACGTATTCTTGAGGGTTGTCGCTGTACATCATTGCACCAGTGAAAGACCTTCTAAACATAGAGCCAGGTCGCATTGCACCAGGTCTTTGGAAAGTACGTGTATCACCAGACGTTAGAGACAATCCTTGCTCTAATGCACGTCTTTTAGCCGCTTCTCGTGTCTTTGCATCATAAATGATACTACGAAATTCAGG